AGACTACTGTCGCGCCCTTGGATTATCGAAGGGAGCGTCTATGCTCGCAATGCGACTATACAAGGAAGGGACGGTTGGATCTGGTGATCCTAAGATTGTGCCGGTGCTCATGGACCGAATGGACATCACGGTGATTGGCGATAGGATTATACTCGATCCCGAAGCCGTTATAGCGAGGTTGGAAGGGGGATAAGTTTCGATGGCTGTGGATATGAGCGACCAAGAATATTTGGTCAGCAAGAGCGAATTTAAGGACATGATTCGCCGATTCGAAAGTTTTAAGCGTAGGAATGGCCGCGAGCCCCGCATAATCTATTTGGATCGGCTGAAGAGGATGTATGTGGGGCTCGCAAAGTTCAAGGAGATGTTGGAGCGCTGGAACATTTTCATTCTCGAGAACGGCCGAGAACCCGAATACATCAATGTCAAGCCATCAGCCCCGCCCAAATCAATGCAGATTGGTTATTGGCTACGATATGCTGATATAGACAGTTTCCAGCCCGACGTCGCCAAGGCCAAGGGCTGCTCCGACGTCTTCTTGTCCTCGAAGGCCTTGAAGAACCCGTCCCACGCGAATAACTTCATATCAGCCTGCCATGAGCAAAAGATCCAAGTCCACGCTTGGACCCAATGCCTCTACCGAAACGGAGTCTTCATCAGCCCAGACAACCCAAATAATCGCGCGAGGATCAAAAAGGAGATCGAACGCAGCCTAACTCTGGGCTTCGATGGAGTACATTTCGACTATATCCGGTACCCTGGCGCTGCACCATCAGACGGCTACAAAAGAATCACCAACCTGCTCTACGACCTTTGGAGCCATGCTAAGTCCGTGGAGAGGAAGGCGGTGGTTTCGGCGGCTCTAATGCCCGAAAAACAAGCCAACTCGAAATACTACGGCCAGTGTTACAAATGCATGGCCCCATATCTCGATGTGGAGATCCCCATGGCCTACAAGGGAAATTATCGGGCTGGCAGGTCTTGGATTGCTGACGTGACCCGGTATGTTGTCAAGGAATCGCAGAGGCCGGTCTGGACTGGCCTACAAACCTATCGGAGCGACGCCGACCCCACACCACTCCCGAGCAGCGAGCTCGAAGCCGACATAAGAGCAGCGCGCGACGCCGGAGCCCAAAAAACGATCCTGTTCAGATACGGCCTCTCAGTGATCTAGCATGGCCCGCTCAGACACCTACTCCCGAATCGAAGAACTGAGAAGACGCCTCGAGAAACTCGAAGACAAAGAAACATGGAGGACGAAGGAAGCTCGGAGATGGATGGCCCTCGAGGCCTCCAATTTCCAACTCACTAATGACGAAAGGCAGTTGGCGTTCTATCTGCTTGAGAAGGCCCAGAAGTGGGGTATCAAGTCTATCTATCCGACGATCAGCCTCGAAGAACTCTTTCAGCTCTTATTTTATATCGCGCTCCGCCACCGCCGTCGAAAACACAAAATACAGGAACACAGAGACTATTTCTTCTTCAACCCAAACAACAAGGCCCTCGTCGCCATAACCAACATTCTCAGCCACCTCCTCAAAGAACGAGGCCTAATCAGAAGGCAATAGCCCAAAACAAGCATTTCCGACCCTTACGCCGTATTGTAAAAATAAGGAAGAATAGATCGGCCCATCTTCGAAGACTGAAGGAGCCCCGCAAACTATGAAGAGAGAACAACAGCAACACAGGGACGCCTGGAACACCTACTTCCAGCTTCGACAACAAGGACTCTCAAAATCTCAAGCAGTGATGACAGTATCACGAAAGCATAATGTAAGTGAGACTACGGTCTGGCGATGGAAGAAGAGGTTCCGTTGGGATGAACGTGAGAGTGTCAGGGTTTCCGAGGTGAACAGGAAGGTTGAGGAGCGTCTTAACGAGCAACTCGCTGATTTTAAGGCGCAGTATCTCGGATTATTGAATGATATGATTTTTCAGGTGATTGATGAGCGTGAGAGTGGTTGCGAGTCATCGCTTCAGATTACTTCGGTGCTCGACCTGGAGAGAGTTATGAAGCTGGCCCTCCTCATCCAGGGAGAATCCACAGAGAGGGTTGAGGAGGACGTTAAGGGTGACTATGACCCGGAACTCATCAGAAAGATTGGTAGAAAGCTTATACAGGAACGAAGGAAGGGACAAGATACTGGCACGTGAACTCCTCGACTACTATATCTTCCATTACCTCACATTGGATGTCCCAGAGCATCAGGAGTCATGGATACGCCACCTTGAGGGAGATGATGACCTCCTCGTCTTGGCCCCACGTGATCATGGCAAAACGACTATCTTTTGCAGGGCCTACCCCGAACATCTGGCCCTGCATAATCCGAACATCAGGATCCTCATCCTGTCAAAGACTCACCGTCAGGCGGAGAAGTCATTGGACCTGATCGAAGAGGATCTGACGGGGAATCCGCGGATCCGAGGGGACTACTCGCCTGAGTTGGCTGATTATAGGCGGAAGGATAACATGCTATTCTTCAACCGTACGAAGGCTCAACGTGATGCCACCATAGAGGCGGCTGGCTTGCTTGGGAGCATCACAGGCTCACACTTCGACGTGATCATCGCGGATGACCTTATCGATGATGAGTCAACGAGGACACGGAAGAGGATGGATAATGTCCATCAATGGTTTCAGGGGACGGTGGAGCCCCTCCTTGAACCTTGGGGCAGGATGATCGTCGTCGGGACGAGGAAGCATTACAATGACTTGTATGGGAGGCTCATGGAGTCCGGGGCTTACAGGGTCATACATGACAGGGCAATCCTGGATGACGGGTCACCATTATGGCCGAAGCGGTGGCCCCTTGAGAAGTTGGAGGAGAAGAAGAGGAAGATGGGCTCTGTGATGTTCAATAGGGAGTACCAGAACGACCCCACCGGGTTACGGGGACAGTTGCTCAAGGAGGAGTGGATAAGATACTTTGACTATGATGAGGCGCCTGACGGCATGGACGTATATCAAGGATGGGACCTTGCTATCAGTCAATCCGAGACCGCGGATTACACTGTCTGCACCACCATCGGGGTCACCGACTCTGAGGATGTATATGTCCTGGACTGGTACCGGGCCCGCATAGACTTCCCACATCAGATCAAGATGGTACAAGAATTAGCAGGGAAATGGAAGCCTACCATGATAGGAATAGAAGACGTTGCATATCAACGTGCACTACCACAAGCAGTCCTCAAGGAAAAACGATTACCACTGAAAGGAGTACGACCTGACAATGACAAAACACGGCGGATACTATCAGAATTCGTCGCATTCGAAAACGGGAAAATATTCCTACCCAGAAGGCATAGGCACCTCAATCATTTTCTTGATGAGTATTTGCAGTTTGACAAGGGGGAGCATGATGACATGCTCGATAGCCTATGCATTGCTATGAAGGTTTCTCGGGCTCGGAGGCGGAATATTGTCACGTTTGGGGCTCATTCCCTTAAGGGGAGGGGACGACTCTGATCCCGCAGCGTATCGTGATCTTCTGTCCATATTGCCATCTTAGGGGGCGCCGATCCATCACTCGCAAGGTGGTGGTGAACCATACGGGCGGTAGGCTTCGGTTGTTCAAGTGTTATCGTTGTGGGCGCACCATGACCGCCGAGGAGGTCCATAAGGCCTCGAGGGTTTCTCACTCGCTCCTTAGGGCCGCCCCAGCAGCCTGATATACTAATACGTTGGGAGGGATTGTTTTGGATCGTGAAGTCGCATTTTTTGCCACCATGACTGTTATAGCCATCGCAGGCCTCTGCAAAGGCCAATACGAGCTCGCATTGGCTTGCGTCGGGGCGATAGCCGGCTATATGAGCCGCGACTTGAAGGAGGCGTTCGATGACGCATAGAGAAGTCAATAGGTTCGTTCAAGAGCCGGATAAGGGCGAATGCCCGAAATACGAGTACAGACAGTATGAAACCCCCCATGGCTTGATCACGATTGGCGTGAATCTCTGCGAAGAACAGAAAACCCGCCTCGACACCATATTCGAGGAAAGGCTACTCCAAGCACTCCAAGACCTCGAAGAAGCGAGGGATAGAAAAAATGAGACGACCACAATCATCAATGAAGACGGGGAAGAACTCACAATCTGAAAAGCCTGAGAAGGCCAGTTTCCAGATCCCACCCGGCCAAAAGAAGAAGATAGAGGATGCTATCAAGCTGATACACGACACCTATCTCCCCGCACTCCAAGAAACGCAACACCTACCACCAGAAAAGAAAAGCGCCATCATAGCAGCCAATCCACGCCTAAATAGACTACTACAACCCTTCCTAGAATATCTCGGCGCCCCGAGGTGACCCGAAATGGCCACGATAACAAGCGTAAAAAGCGGGAACTGGTCAGACCCAAGCACATGGGACTCCAACAGCGTCCCAGCAAACGGGGACACCGTAACCATCCCAGCTGGGCGGACGGTGACCTTCGACGTCGACCAGTCCAGCTTCGCATCAGGACTGGCCGGTTTAACAGTGGATGGGGTCTTATCATGGAAGACTGACACCGTAACGTACCTCAAGATGGCCACTGATATCAATATTGGTGGTACGGGCACCCTACAGGTTGGCAGACCAGATAATCGGATCCAGAGGCCCGCGCAGGGGTCACAGGTCAGGGCAACGATAAAACTGCAAGGATCCAACAGCAAAATCACAACCCCGAACATCTATGCCTATGGATGGGATGAACGCCTGAACAGGACCACGCTCGCAGCCAACGCCTCAGCCGGGGCCACACAGGTCGTACTCTCCGAGGATATGAACCTGCAGGCCGGGGACCAGATTCTCATCGGGGCAGGGACTGTGAACGACTATATGACGGAGTCTGCGAAGGGAGTGTACACCGTGTCCAGCTATGACAAGTCTACGAGGACTGTGACCCTCACCGGGGCCCTGGGCCATGGACGGCTGGCAGGAGACTACGTAGGAGTATATAACAGGACAATATTCTTCGATACAGTAAGAAATTTATCCTTTGAATCGCATACTCCTGGTTATTATCGGTTTGAAGGCGCGACAATCAGGAACAGTATCGGGTGGACATCCACACTTAATATGCCGTTGGCTGACGGAGTCCTTGCGGATAAATGCACAGTGATAGGGTCGGGGATGTATGGGGGCCAGTACGGGCCACAAACTGTACAGAACTCTACATTCTATGATTGTTCTGTGCGTTGGTCACAGAATACAATATTTAAGAATAATGTCTTCATACATAGAGGATTAAATGATTATGGGTTTGTATTGGATACTGCGGGGTCATTGTTTGATGGGTGCTGGTTCCAGAACGCCCGTGCAGTCGTATATAGATACCCTGATTTGGGTTGTGGTTTCAGTCAGCACAAGGGCTGCAAGGCCCGTAACCTTCAAAGTGGAGCATATGGCTCCTTCCAGCATCGTATAACATGTTATAATATGGACTTCGGCGGATACACGCCAGTTAATAGGCTGCATTATCATCATAGGCTCTATGATTGCCTTGCACCCACCATCAGCATCGATTATGGGGGGGCTACACTGGAGGGTGCCCTGGAGTCCTTCAACCACAACCAAGTCCCCGGAGCGTACATGGCTTGGTATCGCGGCGGCACTGTCCAATCCCAGAGCAACGTGACCCCACCAGGCAAAACCAGGGCCTACCAGTACACTTTAACCAATTCAATGTCTCCTGTGCGCCGCACCATCCATCTTGGCACCATAGAGCCCGGGAAAAAGGTTATGGTTGACGTATGGCTTCGCAAAAGCACTACAATGGAATATGCGCCCCGCGCATACCTATTCAACGCCACACAAGATTCCTACTTCGCGGGGGACGACGGTAAGCTTGCCGAAGCCATACTCCCCGGAGAATCCGTGAATGAGTGGAAGAAGTTCAGACTCAAATGGAAAAACGATGCGGGCAAAGTTGTGCCCGTTGCTGTGCGATGCGAAGCCAAAAACAGCACTGGGTTCCTCTACGAGCTCGTTGAGATCCCCCGGCGCAGGGGCGGCGGAACAATCACGCTTTGAGTGAGGCCGTGAAGATGAAAGCGGAGAAGCGCATACCGTTCGGCGTCGTCCTCGAGAACGGCAGGTTCGTCCCGAACTCGGTCTTGAAGCAGTACGAGATCCGAGGGGAGTCCAAGCGACTCCGAGGAGATGCCTTCGCCGGCAAGTACGTGCGACGCGGGCTAATAGAGCCACCATACAACCCATTCGGCCTGGCAAGCTTATCGGAGAAGAATACGTTCCATGCTCGCTGCTGCGCCACCAAGGCAATCGATACAGTCGGACAGGGCTGGGAATTAGTCCCCACTACGCCGGAGGCCGACGACGACAAACGGAAAGAAATAGAGGGCTTCTTTTCCAATCTCTATCCATCATTGGAGAGCGTTCTCGTCCGTGCTGCACAAGATTTCGAGGAGGTGGGCTGGGCCTGCCTTGAGATCATCAGATACGGCGGCGTCCACCATGGAAGGGTCAAGGCGTTGGAGCATGTGCCGGCAGCCACCGTACGGATCCACAAGAGCGAAAACAAGTACGCCCAGAGCTGGGACGGTATAAAGTATCGCTGGTTCAAGCGTTTCGGCTATGAGAAGGACGTGCATATGGACACGGGCGAAGAGCACGCTCTCGGAAGTCTCCCAGGTGACATCGCAGCCAACGAGCTCGTCATCCTCCATAATTACTCCTCACGCTCCTCCTACTATGGCATCCCAGACTATATTCCGGCTATTCACGCGATCGCGGCCGAGGAAGCCCGGAAAGAGTATAACTTGTCATTTTTCAAGAATTTTGGGGTGCCAGCCTATGCGGTCTTTATTTCAGGAAATTATGTTGATGAGGAGATTCTTGACGCGGAAGGGAATCCTACTGGCACCACGGTCTTGCAGGAGGCTATAGAACGCCATTTCAAGGAATTGGTGAAGAATCCGCACACTCCCCTCATTCTTGCGATCCCTGGGGAGTCCTCTGGCGAAATTAAGGTTGAATTTGAGCGTTTGGCTGTGGAGGAGAAGGAAGCCTCGTTTCGGATGTACGGCCAGGATAACCGTGATGAGATCATTTCGGCTCATGGTGTTGACCCGTATCGTGTGGCGGTGATGCAGATCGGCTCCCTCGGCGGGAACACCGCCAGAATCGCAAGAATCAACTACAAGAAAGGCATCATCGCTCAACGCCAACGAATGTGGGAAGAGCTTCTGAACCAATGCGTTATGCGGGATGAGAGGGGCTTCTCGACTCATGATTGGGCGATACGATTTGAGAATGCTGACATCGAAGAAGACGACTACGACCTCCAGAACTGCCTCAAGCTCTTCGAGGTGGGGGCCATGACGCCAAATGAGATCATAGAACGCTTCTCACACAAGTACAACATCCAAAAGTCTGATCATCCACTCATGGACGCCCACTACATCAGCGGGAAGCCAGTCGAAGCGCCCGTGGAAGCTGAAATCATCGACAAGGTCGTGGATACTCTCGAAACCCTCAAGGAACGGATCATAGAGAAAATTGAGAAGGACGAACAATGAAGGGAATCATACACGAGCTCGACGACGTCATCCGAAAAATCACTCTTCTCAGGGACGGCCTCAAATCCCAACCAATCGAACACACCACTGTAGAATACCATGCCACGCGCTCAGAGATCATCCAAGAGACTGACAGACTCCTACAAGCCTTCGACAAAGCAATAGCCAGAGCACAGAACGACCTCAGTCGTCTAATCCATGAATGGAGGGACAAGAAGGCTGTGGCCAAACAAGAGTACGCCATCGACGAGGAAATCCGTCGAGAACTCGAAGAACAAGGCCTCGACACCGACGACATCCTCCTGATCAGTGCGATCATCGCACTACTCGCATACCACCTCAGAGAGCCCAGAGAACTCGTCCTTCGAAGAATGCAAACCCAGTACGCCGCCACCTACGAGAAAACACTCGAGAAGATTCTGAGATACGTGAATCTGACACCATCGGGCCTTAGGCTTCCAGAGCCCGAATTAGCCGCCCTAAACGTCCGAATAGCTGAAATGGCATCCCCAGCCCTCGAAACGCTCCCAAAACGCTTGGGTGGTCTGGCTGCTTCTTTTATCGCTGACGGTCTCGCCACACGTGCAACAGCAGACGAAATAGCTGCCAACATCATGAAACTCTTCAATCCAGTCGACTCAGCGTACAAGAGCACCCGGTATCTCTTCTCCCGAGTTCTCCGAACAGAATTATCCGCGGCTTCGAAATTAGCCAAACTGGAGGCGTGCACGGCGGCTGGGGTCCAGGAAGTCATGTATCTCACTGCCCGGGACTCAAAAGTCTGTAGACGATGCCGAAAATGGGATGGGGCCGTTCTAAGGGTCGCAGACCCAAAAGTGAAGGATCTGATCCCGCAGCACCCGAATTGCCGATGCACTTGGGTTCCTGTGGCCCCACCAGGATCAGATTGGCTCCAAATCACACCAATATGACCCCAACCCTCCCCCGAGGGGATAATATGAAAATACGTGAGGTAAACCCCCAAAACCTGAAAAGAGCCCCTGATGATGAGCTTCTCAATCTCCACCGCCGCTGCCACCAACTGTATCCCAAGATCAGGGAGCAAGGCGGCGAAAACATCAATTTGGAGGATGTGGTCAACGCTCACCATCTGATAGTCGCGGAGATGGCCCGAAGAAGCCTCCAACATCATATACGTGATGAACTCGATAAAAAGCTCAAAGACGCCTCGAATTTGCCGGTTGACCTCGACGAACTCCCCGAAAAGATCATACTCGTCCCAGAATTCGTGGATCTGGTTGGGTCGGCCGTTCGAAGGCCAAATTACGACGACATCGACATTCTGGTGAGGGCCGACCTAAAAGGCGACTCTTATCAGATTAAATTTGAAAGCGTCTATGTTCCAATCCGCCTCACTCTCACACCAGACAAAGAAAAGCCCATACACTTGATAAACAATCCTCAGGGCGCCTTTACCAATTACGTGCCCATATACGACCTCGCGCTCGTCAGGAGTGACAAAAGGGACGTGAAGATCGTGAACCCTTTCTGGAAGGCCCTCGATAACCTATCCGAACTCGCATCCAAAGCCAAAGAAAAAATCCCAATCCTAAGAAAGGAATGGGGACCGATCACGCACTTCACACCATCCAAACCCAGAATGGGATTCTACTACGCCGGGACCGAGGCCTTCAAACCCGAAGAGCTCATAACATGGCTTGAAAAGCATCCTGAGGCTGTGGCAGAGAACAAGCTCAACGGATTCAGAGCCATCATCCAAAAGAAAGGCGACAAGGTGAGCATCTTCTTCGAGGACGCTCAGAAAGAACGGAAAGATCAGATACCCGAACTCATCAAGGCCATTCAACAGATCGGCGCCGATTTCATCCTCGACGGCGACGTAGGCCTATACAGAGGCGACGAACGACTACCCCGCCTGAACGTCATGTCCCTCACAGCCGACAACCCAGAGCTCCCCAAGGACGTCTATCCAGTCTTCACAGCCTTCGACATCCTGTACTGGGACAGAGCCGGCGGCGATCTCAGAAAGAAGCCGCTACGCGAACGCAGACAAATCCTCGAACGATTCCACGACCAACACCTCAAAAACAGCAAACATTTCGACATCTCACACCAAATGAAAATCCGAAGCCTCGAAGATCTTGCTAAGGCCTTCCAAGAGCTTGGCAATTACCAGCTCAGCGAGGGTATCGTCCTCAAGGATGAAACAGCACCCTACCACGAGGGCCCAAACGATTCCACCGCCAAGATCAAGAAAGTAGCCGAACTGAAAGCCATCGTACTGGAGGCTCGGAAAAACAAGAACGGAACGTACTCCTTCGACTGCGGCCTCCTACCAGGTGAACTCCCATTCGCGAATGTCGTCGAATTCCGAGGCAAAACGTACGTGAATATGAAATATACGATGAACGCGCCGTTCAAGGCCAAACCCGGCGACATCATCACAGTACAGCCTCAGGAGATCATGATCCGCCAAACTAAGGACGGGGATGAGCTGAGCTGGACAGCCGCCGTCCCAATAGACATCGACAAAGAAAGAAAAGAACCATACACTGCTGGACAGGCTGTCGACCTCGCGAGAAGGGCTGGCATACTCAACGACACCAGAATACCAGCCGAGACCAAGAAACAAGACCCCATAGTAGACGATGACCTCATACAGACCCTCCTCCACTCCGACTGGACAAAAAACAAGACCAAATACAACTTCCTCAAAGAATACGAGCCCACAACCAAGGAAATGAAAATCTACAAAGCCCTATACACCAGTCTCTACGAACAAACCCCAGGCGACCTCGAAGACATGAGCCAAGAGCTCAAGATGATCTACGCTCTCCACGGCCCATTGGGAATCGAGGAGCTGATCAAAGAAGACGACGGCGAAGAGATTGACACGAGAAGCGAGGCCGCGGCAGAGTATTGGGCTGAAAACTGGTACAAGGAGTTCCCACCCTCCGGGAAAGGCCAGTTCGTCGTTCAGCATCACTGGAGAGGCCTCTCGGAAGAGGATACCAAGAAATCGAATGAGGAGCTCCTTGAAACTGATCATAGCTTGCATGCCGATCTCAGATTCTCGGTGGACGACCACTTATGGGGTTTCACGGCTTTTCTCGGCGATACAAAGGAGAATAGAGAGGCGGGAGGCAGCCTACTCTACAACCTCGGAAATAGAAAACTCCAAGGCGCGTTCAAACTCCCACAACCCAAGGAATGGCTCGAGGTTGGAAAAGACGAGCCATTAGTCGTCCCACCGCGGGATGTTGGCTCCACAACCCATAAATGGAGCAAATTCTTCCTGATAGACTCTGGAACCTACGAAATCGGCGTCTGGAGAGAGCATTTCTTCGAAATCTTCCTACACGGCGAAAAACTGACGGGGCGTTATCTGATCGAATACGCTCCAGTGGCAGGCCGTAGGATCTGGCTCCTTGAAAAGCCCGAAGATCAGACGCCCTACGCCGAAAAGAACAGGCTAGAAGACGTTGTCAAGGAATTGAAGCAGAAAGGACAGAAATGGCTTGTATGGGCCAAACCCGGCGAGAAACCCAAGCTAATCGACGTAACCGAATGGAAACCAAAAGACGAAGAGCAGGGCAAGGAGAAGCGAGCCGAGATCTACGCTAGAATCGTGAAAATCGATGATGAAGAGCGTTTCGCCCTGGCCCCCGCCCTCGTACCTAACCGCGTGGATAAGCACGGCGACGTTATCTCTGCCGAGGAAATCGAGCGTACAGCCCATAATTTCATGGCAAACTACCAGAGCGTCCATTTCATGCACGAAGCACCACTTCCCCGCAGCGACGTCACAATCGTAGAATCCTACATTCTCAGACAGCCCTACGAGCTCGCGGATGGTGATGAGTTGCCGCCGGGGACGTGGATGATCGGCTTCAAGATACATAACCCGGAACTGTGGCGTATGATCAAAAAAGGAGAGATCAGAGGCGTTTCAATCGGAGGAATATGCAAAAGTTGCCCACAAGCTCCTGATCGGATGAAGACGGCCGATGACGAGCCCCAAGACCAAGAACCCCAAGAACTCAGAGATCTTGAGGTTTTCGAGGTCAGTCTCGTTTCCAATCCTGCCGTGCCAGACGCACGGTGGGTAATTCTCAAAATGGACGAAGAGGTGAACCCCATGACAAAAAACATCAAAGAAGAGAAGGAGGAGGCCGAAGAGACTGGCGGATCCGAGGACGTTCTCGATCTGCTCGTCGCAGCCCGCCAAGCCATCGACAAGGCCATAGCGGCCGTTGAAGCCGCTGTAATGGGATACTCCTACGCACCACCTTCTGAGACAGAGAAGAAGGAGAATGCCATCGCCAAAGTCGTTGAGCAGCTGCAAGCGATCGTCGACGATGAAAACCTCCCCTCCGAGGTTCGCGATGCAGCCCGCCAAATCATAGAATATCTCAGGGCTCAGGAGGAGAGATATCCTGTCCCAGAGCCCGAGAAAGCCAACGAGAAGCCAAAGGACGAAGAAGAGAAGGAAGAAGACACGCAGAAAGTCAAAAAGGGACACGAAGACGCGGACACATTCAAGAAGCTCGCTGAGATCGTCTCAGACAAGGTCACAAAAGAAGCCACCGAAACAATCAGAGAACAGATCGAAGAATTCGCCAAACGCCTCGAAAAGGTTGAGGAGAAGTTTGGCGGCGAAACAACCAAGAAACTGAAGGAATCCTCCAAAAAGCCCAAACCAGACGACTTCTATAGCCGACTGGGCCGAGACAAATTCGGAAGAAAGATCAAAAGATAATATAATTCCATTTTGAGGTGGATAAGGATGGATCTACGCGAATACCTGGACATAATATCTTCAAAGGGCGTCTTCAAGCTGGTGGACGACGATTCTCTCTCCGGCGGCCTCAAGGCCATGGAGCAGCTCGACAAATTCATCAGAGTCATCGAAGAAAGAAGCCCCGTCCTTGAGGAGGCCACACTACGGAGGATGAACAGTTTCGAAACCGAGATAAGCGCCATCGACGCGCCGAGAGGCTATCTGTACCCCGGCAGAGTAGGGGCGGACAAGATAATCCCTGGCGAAGAGGGCACCGACGAATTCACCGTAGTTTCCCAAGGCAACGTCCTCAACGCGCAGGAATTCGTGATGGTCGTTTCGATCGATTTCAACACCCTCGAAGACACCATTGAGGGCCCGGACTTCGAGCAGACCGTCACCGAGCTCATGGCGAACGCTGCATCCCTCGATCTCGAAACAGTCTTCCTCAGAGGCGACACGAGCCTAACCATACCATCAGGAAACCCCCTACTGAAAACTCTGGACGGTTGGATCAAGAAAGCCGCGAATAAAGTCTACGGATACACCCACGACGGAGCCAGCCTTGATTTCGACCCCAATGGCAGCGATTTCCCCATAGACATGTTCGCAGCCATGGAAGAGGCCATGCCAAAGAGATATCTCACACCACGCGAAGAACTGCGTTTCTATGTCGACTGGGAGACCTATGCAGCCTATAGAGACATCATAGCCGGCAGAGAAACCTCACTGGGTGACGAGGCCCTCCTCGGACGCGGTGAACTCAGCTACGACGGCATACCGGTCAGACACGTGCCATCACTCGACGATGAAACCGCCACTGGCCTCACTGGGAAACAGGCTCTCCTCGCAAGGCCTGCCAGCATGGTGTGG